ACGGTGAGCTTGCTATAATTGATTTTAAAACCTCAACTAAGTACAAACGTGAAGAGTGGATACACGACTACTTTGCACAAGAGACAGCTTATGCTATAATGTTTCAAGAGTTAACTGGTCAACAGGTCAAGAAACTCGTTACTATTATTGCCTGTGAAACAGGCGAACCACAGGTTTTTGAAATTTATGACAAGTTTAAGTATGCTCGCAAGCTTAAGGAATACATTGATGCCTACAGGAGTTACTATGGCGAGTGGTAAAATCGATGAGGTCTTTGAAGAAAACTTCATGACATCAGCCAAGTTCTCGGTAGAGATAGAGAAGATCGTAAAAGAATCTACTTTAAACTACATTGAAGCAGTAGTACAGTTCTGCGAAGACAAGAATATAGAGATGACAGGTATCAATAAGTTGATATCTAAACCATTGAAAGAGAAATTAAAATATGACGCACAGCGTTTAAATTACATGAAGGCAACCTCACGAGGAATGTTGAAACTGTGACAGGATTTGAAGTCTACAAAATGTATCTTGCTTTGAAACTTCACTTCACATCCGACACCTACGATTATTTCCAATATGGGGGTACTGCTAAAGCATCCCAGAGATCTTTTGATCAACGTAAGGATAAGTTCTTTTTTGTCAAACTCTCAAGGAAGTTCAAGGACTTCGAGCTACGCGATTTTTTCGTAGCCAACATGGTCTCAGAGGATAAGGTATATCCCGCAACATTAGTGCGAGAAGGTGCCAAGAACTACTCTGACTACCTCAAACGCAAGGAAAGTCTTACATACCAGTTCAAGGAGGATGTAGGCACTCTCCATGACCTTCAAGAGGACTTCGAGGGATTGTTCACTAACACAAGTGTCCACCCGCCCCTTGTCAAAGCCTACTTAGGTGCTAAGATAAGCATCGAGACCCTCACAATATTCAACAAGATCTTCCATTTCATCCCACGGTTTGATAAAATCATCAGTGACGAGATAGTCTGGAAGCCACTACGTAATAAGGTAGTGAAGTACGACCCCTTTCTCAGTGTAGATACGGGTAAATATAAGAGTATAGTTCAAGCACAGTACCTATGAATAACTTTTTTGATTCAGATGTAGTAAGAAAGGAACTGCAGAGTATGCAGGATCTCTACCTGGAGATTAATAAGATGGGACTGATGCTTAGTGTCGAGGATAAAAAAGAGCAACTGCAAAAGATGATGAGATTGATAGATCTCCAGCAGACAATGTTCATGAGGGTTACACTCTCAGATGATCCACAGGCAAAACAACTAGTCTCACAAGTCAAGAATGCCGCTTCAATGGTGGGAATGTCACCAAATGACATTAATCCCCAGTTTTATGACGGTCTTCGTGACAATGTACAAAAGATGATTGACCAATTACCTACATAATCCTAATGCATTTATTATTAACCTTGATTTGTATTTCGCTTATCGCTGTAGCACTTGGATACAGCATTGTCCGACATTATGATCCTCACTAAAGTATGGAGGATATGGAAGTATGCCTTGGGAAGTTTCTCGGATCATACGACTACAGAGTATGATAATGCGGTATGTGCTGTTCGCAGTACTATTTTCATTACTTACCTTGTTACTAATTGTTTTATTACTGCTGGCGTGATACGCCACTGGAATCCTATGAGTAAGATTGATACACAGGGCATGGGAGCACCCATGACACCCGAACAATATGCAGAATGGAAAGCAAAGGGTGGAAAGGATTCGCAGGAATACAAACCTGCTATTGTCACCCCTAGGAGAATACACACTCCTGAAATTGCAAAGGAGTTGAAAATTCTTATTAATGAAGTATTAGATGAGAGAGAGGGTAAGAGTGGTATCTCTTACTTTGATACTCAACATTTCAAACATACTGTAATCGAAGAAGAACCACCTTATCAACCATACCAATGAGACTAGGCGTTTTATGTTCTGGCAACGGAAGTAATTTTCAAAACATACTTACTAACCCCGCTTGCAATCATCACGAAGTTGTGATAATGATTCACAACAAGAAGAAATGCGGTGCTGCGAAGAGAGCACACAAGTTTGGGATACCCCATTGTTATATCCATAACAAAGACGAAGATCAGATAATACAACTACTTGAAGCATGGCATGTAGACCTCGTAATCCTAGCAGGATGGATGCGAATTGTTACAAAAGACCTTATTAACGCTTTTCCTGATAGAATAATCAATGTACACCCTTCTTTACTACCTAAGTATAAGGGGTTACATGCAGTAGAACAGGCAATGGAAGCAGGTGAAGAATATACTGGTGCCACTGTCCACTACGTAACCGAAGAACTAGATGGTGGTCCTATCATCATCCAGTCAAAAGTCCCTATATTAAAAACAGATGATGTTAAGTCACTTACCAAAGCGATTCAGCGACGTGAATACGCAATCCTTCCAGAGGCAATTAAGTATGTTAAGCACAAGTTACAGGAACCGAATAGTGGATATATGTTGCAGGATGATATCTACCGATGGAACAGTGGAACTGACCGAGAGAATATGGATGAACAAGTTGTGCGAGCATAACAAGTCAGCCAGTTCCCTAGCGGGTGCTTTATTATGTCCTGATTATATTGAACATGACTATGAGAAATGATCTTTGGAAGAACTACAAAGACGCACTCTGGGAAACATTCCCAGATTTTGAAAAACAACCTGTATGGGCAGACTGGACAGGTAAGAAAGACACAAACTTAACAGCAACAGTTTATACACATGAGCACTTTATCAAGAGTAGGGAAGTTGACATCTGGGATGAGAAGTCCAGTATCTATAACAACATCCTTTATCCTAAGACTGGGAGTAACCTTCCCTGTTTTGGCATGGATCTTATGGGATTTAGCAAGGACAAGGTAATTATTGTCTTTGACTTTCAACACCCAGTAGAGAATTATTTACTAGAGGTACCTCCTCTACCAATAACAGAAGAGGACTATCGATTCTTTGAGAAAGGGAATCACTTCTCTGCCAACATCTTTGTTAGGCATTGTAAGGCAGACATGGTGGATACGTACCTACCAACATTCAAATATTATCTGTCACTCTATAAAGGAATGATAGACGAAGCACAACCCAGTGGGTTGGATGCGAGTAAAACATACAAAGATTTTGATACATACATGACACGACTTGACCCTGTTGGTCCCTATCTTGCTGGTAAGTTTGGTAAGGAACAGTCAGAGCAATTAGTGAAAGGATTTTTATTTAACTATGGAAGCGAACCCGAACAACAATCCTGATAAACTTCACAGGATTATTATTAAGCACCCTGCATTGACTGAGGGTAAGGTTAAGAGTGTCTATGATGTAGATGCACACAGGGTCATGATCAAGTATCATGATAAGGTTACTGCATTTGATGGTAAGAAGAAGGCTAAACCTGAAACTAAGGGTAGGATCTGCTGTCTTATATCAGAGCTGCTCTTTACTTATTTGGAGAAGCAAGGTGTAAAAACTCATTATATTGATTGTCCTTCTCTTGACACGATGCTATGCAGGAAACTTACTATAGTACCAATCGAGGTTATCGTTAGGAATATTGCTGCTGGATCTGTCGTTAAGAATACTACTCTAGATGAGGGTATGGTTATATCACCACCTCTTGTAGAATACTTCTTGAAGGATGATGCTAAGGGTGATCCATTACTTACACCTGATCGTATAAGACTGATGGGTATTGACCCAGAGCCTATGTACCACATTGCAAAGGATGTCAATCTACATCTACAAGAGATCTTTAGTCAATTAGATCTTGATGTTGTAGACTTTAAATTAGAGTTTGGATATGATGCTGATGGTGAGTTATATGTTGCTGATGAGATCAGTCCTGATTCTATGAGACTATGGGGTAAGGATGGAAGGAGTAATGATAAGGATATTTTTAGGAAGTATGGATCAGATGAAGCACTCATAGCTGCATATGGTGACATACTGGTGGGTCTTAGGCAGTTCGCTGTCTAAATAATCCAGTTTGATCAATCATAATGACAAGTCTTATTGACCCTAAAAAATATTCCAAAGCGGTTGACCTGTTGAGGTCATTTTTTTTGGCTAAAGGTTTCCTTGAGGTGCATACACAGAATAGGTTGAGTATACTTGCTGCCTGTGAAGACCCAGAAACCGTAGCAGTATATAACTATGGTGGTAATGTTTGGCCACTACCACAAACAGGTCAGATGTGGTTAGAACATGAATTACTTTCCAACCCTGATGAAGCAGGGTTTTTTTGTGTCTCAACCTCATATAGAGCAGAACCTAATCCTGTCCCAGGCAGACACGAAACTATCTTCCCCATGTTCGAGTTTGAAATGAAGGGTGGTGTAGAAGAACTAAAGCAACTGGAGATAGAACTCTGTCAGCACCTTGGTCTGACACTTGAAGAGTATAATATTAAGAAATATGACAGTTGGGCAGAGGCATTTAAGGTTCGTGAATTGGATCACGGACATGAAGCTGCCATAGGACGTGGTATGATTACTGACTTCCCTGAGTGGACATCACCCTTCTGGAACATGGCACGTAACGATGACGGTACCAGTAAGAAGATCGATGTGATCTTAAATGGTATGGAAACTATTGGTTCTGCTGAACGTAGTACTGATAAAGCACAGATGAGAGAAACATTCCACACTATCTCTGATGGTGGGTATGCAGCACTACTCTATAGAAAATTTGGTG